ACCGGCCTGGTTAGGCTGACCAAAGCGGGCCGCCCGTGGGACCAGACCTTTATCGACGAGCTACGCGCCACCGTGGTCGGACCCGATGCCGCGATCTCGCTCGATGGTGAATGGGAGTCACGCACCGAGGGCCAGTACTTCTCGTGTTTCGAGGGCGGCCGCCACGTTGTAGACGACTTCCCAGAGGTGCCGATGGACTGGTTCCTGGGCGTTGACTACGCGGGAGCGGATCGAGAAATGGGCATGGCTGCTTGCTTGACCGGGGTGCAAATGGTCGAGATCGACGGCCAAAACGTGCCCCACTTCTGGACGCTCGACGAAGTGGTGATGAGCGGACATAGCACCATGGACCAGTTCTCGGACGCGATAACCAAGATGCTCGCGGGGTGGTCTCTTGGCTGGACTGACCTAAGCGCCGCCTGGGGAGATAACCCCGTGAAAACCCGCTATCAGATCGCCTCGAACCTGGAGCTTGCCAAGTACATCGCCCGCCGTATCGGCGTGAGAGCGATCCGCCCCAAGCTGCTATCGGTCAAGGAGGGCACCGGCGCGTCAACGGTCTCCCGAAGGTCTAAGGATCTGCGCTCTCGGTGGATGTGGCAGGAGATGGCGTCCGATCGCGTCCGCATTCATTCCAGGTGCCGCACCTTGATTAAGGCCATGGATACCTATGACTACAGGGATAAGCACCCATACAAAGACATTACCGACGCTTGGATGTATGGTTTAAAAACATTCTGGACCACCCGCCACCGGCGCGGTCCTGGTGTTGCGCTGCGCGTCCATTGAGTCCGGTACTATAGGGCAGAGGTCACATGTACGAAACCACGCCACCCGTTCAAGGTGAAGATCAACAACGGGCCGAGCACCAGCGCCTTCGCTGGCGTCTTATGTACGGTCGAGCAGAGGCCGACATACGCTACCGGCTGAAGCTCGCAATCGGCCACGTCCGCCAGGAAATGTGGGGGCCTATCGACATGACGAGCAACCCCTTTCAACAGGTCTGGAGTCAAGCCGCCGCGCTCTACACCCGCGAGCCTGTGATCAGGACCGCCGACCTAACAGAGGACCAAGTGGCCGCCGTGGCTATCGCGCTGGATGACGCGGGCTATTGGCAGCTCATGCAGCGAGTACAGCGGGACACCTTAGCCCTGCGAGAGATGCCGGTCTTCATTGATCTGCCCGAGGAGGATGGGAGCTTAAACCTGCGCCCCGTGCCGCCGTACATGATCTCGGTCAAGTGCCCGCCGCAAAGCCCGACCAGCCCTTACAAGGTCAGCGAATGGAGGGAAGATCCCGAGGACTCCACCCGATGGCTGCGCTACTGTTGGCAGGTTTTAGACGGCGTTGGCTCCTACTGGGTCGAGGATGGAGACAAGGTGGACGTGTCCGAGCGCGTCTTGGGTGGCGACTTTACCGGGGCCGCGTACCCCTGGACCACGCCCGAAGGGCCGATCCTGCCCTGGGTGACCTACCACGCCGCCCGAACTCCCTGGTTTTGGGATCCCTACACCGGGCGAGAAGTGGTTGAAGGTACGCTACAGCTCGGCGTCTTGATGACGCACTACAACCACCTGGTGCAAGCCGCGAGCTGGGCGCAGCGCTACGCCTTCGGGGCCGAGCCTGCTGGGGTGGATGCCACCGAGAACGGACAGACCGGGGTCGTTACTGCTGACCCGGCTACCGTGGTTATGATGCGCCCCTCTGAGGACTCGTCGTCCCAAGCGATCATCGGCCAATGGTCCGCACCTGGTGACCCTGAAAAGATCCTGTCCTCAATCATGACCTATGAGCGGCGCTTGGTTGACATGGCTCTGGGTTCTGCACAAGTCACGCGGGCAAGCTCGGACATGCGAAGCGGGTACAGCCTCGCCGTGTCCCGTGAGAGTCAACGCGAGCTACAGCGCAGCTATGAACCGCAGTTCAGACGGGCCGATCAAGAGCTATTGCAGAAGGTGTCGGGCTTGCTTGGCTTCCCGCTTGCGAAGTGGGGGATCACTTACCACGCAATCCCAAGAGACCCCGCCGAGGTACGCGCCGAACTCGACCGGATGGTGGGCCAGATAGACGCCGGTCTGCTCGATAAGGTGACCGCCTATCAGCAGATCCATCCTGGCATGACACGCGCCGAAGCGGTGTTGGCTGTGGCCGAGATCGCTATGGTCAACGGTTCAGACCCCGACGCACCGAGGGCTATTGTATCGGAGGCCGAAGCCCCTGCGGATCCTGTTGGTGATGTTCAGGTCGTCGCCCTTGACAGCGCGGACAAGGCCCAAGACACGGCGCTCAACGGCGCTCAAGTTACCGCCGCCCAAGGCATTGTCGAGAGCGTGGCCCAAGGACAGCTCCCGCGTGAGACGGGCATTCAAATGCTGGTTAACTTCTTCAACATTCCCGGCGATGTAGCATCCAAGCTGATGGGCACCGTTGGCCAATCGTTCAAGCCGACAGAGATCACATGAGAGGAGGAAACAATGACAGACGACCAGGGCACCCCGCCCGTAGCAGTGACCGCCGCCGAAGTTAAAACCGTGGACTATGAGACGTATCAGCGCATAGTCCAGGCAAAGACTAACCTCGAGAGCCAGGTCAACAGCCTAAAGGCCGAGCGGGATGGGGCCTTAGAGAAGGCGTCTACCGTCGATAGCGTGGTTCAGGATCGCGACTCGTGGAAGGCTAAAGCCGAGCAGGAGTCTACCCGGTTCGGACGCTATCAAGCCATCGCCGCGACCACGGGCAACAGTGACCCCGAAGCGGTGGAGCTTGTCGAGTACGCCTATGGCCGTGTCCCCGAAGAGGGCCGCCCCGATCTGGCCGATTGGCTGACCGGCTTTAAGGCTGACCCGAGCACGGCCCCGCTTGCCCTGCGCTCAGTGTTTGAGCAGTCCACGCCCGAAGCTACGCCCCGTCCAAAGCCCGTCCCAAGTCGCGCCAATCCACCGGGCGGATCTCCCGAGATCACATCGGAGAAGGTCTTAGCAGTTCGCCAGCGTGCTCAGTCTACCGGCGATTGGGCCGAGTATTCCGAGCTTCGGAAGCAGATGGGGTTCGTGCGTTAGGTCTCCGGTACTATGTGGCAAGTCCTCGACTGGTCCCCGTGACGGACCGCTGCGTAGCGCCGAACGTCATCGGCTGGACCTTACCCCTCCCCCCGATGACTACCTACGAGGTGCCCTGTGGCTAACGAGATTACCCCTACTTCCATCGCCGATCTACTCCAGTCTGAGACCGTGGCCGCCGAGGTCATGTTCCTGTTGGCCGATCGCGACATGAGCATCCTGAACCACCCTGCTTTGTTTCAGGCTACCTACAACGGCCCCTCCGATGTGGTCCGCGTGCCTCACCTGGGTCTCGGTGGCTATGATCTGCTGGCCGCTCACACCCCCGGCGCAGAAGTGGCCAACACCGCTTTGACCGACGGAAAGACGGACGTGACCGTGGCACCCGTGGCCAAGCGTTACAACCTGGACGACTTCGCAAAGTACCTGTCGATGGGCAAGCTCGGCCCCGCTGCCTTCGCTCAAGACGTGGTGATCTCCTACGCTCAGACCTTGATTAGCAAGCTGGCGAACGTGGGCGACGACTTTACGACCGTGGTCGGATCCACCACCGTGAACATCACCTGGGACAACGTGCTTGAGGCCAAGGGAGCTTTGGCCGTGGCCAAGGCCGCCGGTCCTTTGCTTTGTGTCTTGCACCCGCAGCAATGGAACGACCTTGAGCGCGCTGCTCTCTCCTTGGGCGTCTTGCCTGCCGAGAGCATGGGCGGCGCTATCATGCAGGGTCTTAACAGCTACAAGGGCCGCTACATGGGGATCGACATCTTCACCAGTTCCTATGTCCCCACGGCTAACGCTGGCGCGGATCGCGCTGGCTTCATGTGCGCGACTGGCGGCATGGCTTGGGCTGACTTGGACCTGGGCAACGATGGAGATCCCAACATCGTAAGCTATGGCCGTGCTCGTTTGGAGCGTGTCCGCCAAGGTCAGTTCTTGAGCACTTCCTATGTTCAGAGCGGCGTGATGGGCGTGGCTAAGGCTATCGACGCCGCTGGCGTTTCCATCATTACCGACGCGTAGTATCTGCGCGGCGCTCCTGGGGCGGGTAAACCCACCCTCCTCGGGAGCTTGTCCTAGGGGCGTCTCGCTTTGCCCCACATAATCATCCAGAGGAGTCCCCTACAATGGCTAAGAAGATCAAGAAGACTGTCGCCCCGTCCTTTGCAACCGTTGACCATGGTCACGACATGCCGAGGATCCCTGTTAGTCCGATGTTTCTTCTGGTCTTTGTGCCGACTCGCTGGATGATTATGGAGGGTGATTTGGTCCCACAGCTCTCAAAGATCCCACTTGAGCCGGGGACTAACTTGATCGAGGGCTCAAAGAATGGCGGAATCAGAGCCGCCCGCCTAAGCGCCCGACTTGCCGAAGAGGGCCGAATCCGAATCCCCTTCGATTGGGCTCCCGATGGCGTTTCCTATGTCCAAGAGGTCCAGACCCGGATCGGCCTTAGCGAGATGACCAGCTACGTGTCGGTGTGGGAAGAGGTCTACCCCGGCGACTCGAGCACACATCCAGACTCGGTGGCCTACGTTGAATGGCTGACTTCTTTGGTCACGAGTGGCAAGGTGCCACCCTGCCCGCCCTTCCATGTTCGCCGAATGATGGACCAGGAAGAAGCCCGCGTCTTGGTGTCTGAGGCCAGCGTCAAGGCGCACGACAGCGGCTCGAACCGCGCCGCGCTTGCAGCCCATACAGCCAACCTCGAAGCGCTCAAAAAAGCCTGGGCGCTGGTCAATCCACGGGCGACGGGTCGCAAGCCCGTAGCAAAGAAAGCAGCAACCCCCAAGCTGTCCGAGGTCTGATCTATGTCCGGCGCTGCCACCACGTACCTTACCGCCCGCTTCCTGCTTCCTGAGTACATCACGCGGGCATCGGACAACGCGGTGAGCTGCCCGGTCTACCAAGACGGGGCCTTGGTTGCGCCAAGCTCGGGGACGTTCACTTTGACCGACCAAGCGGGCTTGGTGATCTACACCGCCGCCGTGGCTATCGTCGGGAGCATCGCCACCGCGACTGTCCCCGCCGCGAACATTCCCACGACCTTGAGCTTTGGCTACAACTGGAGAGCGTCTTGGGATCTGGTGTTCTCTGGGGTGGTCGAGCACTTCGCCAACAGCGCGCACCTGGTCCGCTCGACGCTTAGTCCCGTTGTCGCCGACGCGGATCTGTTCCGCCGTGTCTCCGCGCTTGACCCTGCGGGCGCTTCGCCGATTAGCTCTCTCACCAACTTCCAGGACTACCGCGACGAAGCTTGGGCCAGCCTACTGGCACGCATCGCAGGCCAGGGTCCTATGCCTTACCTGATCATGGAACCAACAGCCCTTCGAGAGTCCCACCTGCTGCTGTCGTTACAGCTCATCTTCGAGGACTTCGCGACCCGGCTCAACGAGGTGTACGCCGAGCGCGGGGAACTCTACGCGAACCGATACGACGCCGCATTCGATCGGATGCGCTTTGCGTACGACGCCGACCAAGATGGCAACGCCGAAGGCTCGCGCAAGCGCCCAGCTCGCTCGTCGGTCTGGTTCCAATGACGGTCCTTGCATTCAAGACGATCCGCGCCCGGCTGGCTACCGCCCTATCGGCGCTCCCCGGCTGGAAGCAAAGCGCGTGGCACTTGGACACCTTCGGCAAAGACCCGGACCAAGTGCAGCACCACGCCTTCGCCGTGGGCATTCTGAGTTCACAGCCCACCGCCCAGCCAGGTCGCCGCCAATACCCCGAAGGGTTGGCCACCTCCTCACAGGTCCAGGTCCGCTTCGCCCATCGGCTGACCGTTGACAACCAGGTCGCCGCGTATGACGCCGCCTTGGACGCGGAGCTTGACGCCATCACGGCTGTCCTGTCCACGATTGATAGAACCGCCCTGCACATCCTTTGGGATGGTTCGTCCCGGTCCTCGCTTGGCGAAGGCTGGGTGATAATCACCATCACGTTCAACGCGATCCACCGCATTTAGCAAGGAGCCCCCATGGCCGCCTCGACAGTAATCAAGCACCTATACGACGGAACCATCACGGCAAGCGATGGCACCGGATCCCCCGTGACCCTGATCATCCCGTTCAGCACTGGCGACCTGTCCGTGTCTGCTCTCTCACAGGTTCAGCGGGCAACCGTCGCCTATGAGGCTCGCGGAGTCCTCACAAGTGTACGCAAGGCCGCGCGCACCTACCCAAGCGGATCGTTCTCGTTCCAGGTCGCCGACTACTCGGACGCCGTGGACGGAACCGCGATCGACTTCTTCATGAAGGCCAACAGCTACAGCGCGAACGTGTCAACGCTGGGCGCGAGTGCCGACGTTTACACCGTCGATCTGTTGCTGACCGTGGCCGGTACGGTCCTGGGTGATGCTGCCAACCACACCGTGACCTTGACCGATTGTGATGTGACCATGGACATAGCCGAAGGGGAGCCCAACACCGGCACCATCACCTTCACCTGCTATGGCTCTGTTGCCATCGTTTGAGATTGAGCGACCCAGAGGAGGGCCCCATGATTGAAGTGACCTTGAATGGAAAGACCATACCCCTACACCCGCCCACGTCATTGGCCGCCGCGTATGACGTGGCCGCCGCTACTGGCAAGAACCCAAGCCGGGGGCTCTATGCTGCTCTCGGCTTGTGCTGGGGTGGCAAGCAGCGCCTCCGCTCGAAGTTCTCCGACAGCTACAGCGCCCTGGAATACGGGGGCCAAGTGTTCGACGAGATGCTGGCGGCTGGCTTGAATGCTGGAGAGATCACGACCGCCGCCGTCGAGGCTTTGACCTTGCTGGTAAGCGTGCTCCCCTCTTCGGATGAGGTACAAGCTGCTGAGGGAAACTCCGAGGATCAGGAGGGCTCGACTACGCCGTGATGGAGATCGAGCGCCAATGGGGACAGACCCCCGGCTGGTTCGCCAGCCAATCGCGTGGCGCTCAGATTAGACTTCTGGCCTGGCTCAAGGTGCGCCGAGATCCAGCCGGTGAGCACTTCGAGAAGCCGAACCAAGCCGCCGCCGATTTCTGGGGTGGCGCGTGATTCGAGTCGGCAAGGGTAGGTCGGCGGTCTCGATCGACGGCCCCTTGGCCGATGGTCTTGAAAAGCAGATCCGCCAGATCCTCGGACCCGTTGCCGATAAAATGCAGGAAGAAGCCGATCAGATAATGGAGCAAGCCGAGGCCGAATGGCCGGTCAATACGGGGAAGAGCGGGGCCGCGTTCTCCACTATGCTAACGGTCATTCCTGGGACGTTCCGCGTCGAGGTATCGGTGATCAATACGGCACCCTATACCCGCTACATCAAGAGCACCAAGGTCGGCAAGAGCCGGGACAAAGTGCGGATCAGAAGTCCTCTGCAAACCTTAGTCGCCAAGCCCGCCCGGGCGGTAACACGAAGACTAAAGAAAGAGCTTCCCGCCATCCTGGCCGCCGCCCTAAACAACGATCTCGAAGGCTGACCCATGGCTGACTCTACCGTATCCATTGGCGCGGATCTCTCCGAGCTGCGCCGCGAGCT